GTCTCGCGTTCACCTGTTCTGGCACTGTATTAAGGAGACTCCTTAGTGCTAGTGATAGAACTATTGGACAATGGTTTCACTTGTGACAGACGTTGCTCTTTTAATACAGCTTCATGACCCTTTGCTATAATGTAAGCAACAGAACCAGTCGCCACATGGCAGGCTTTGGAAACCTGTTCGAGTGTAAGCCCGCGTTCCCTTAGGATGTAGGCCTGCCTGCACACCTCGGGTGTATGTTTGGTGATGCGGTCGTCGTAGTCGTCGTCTGGGTCGACAACGGGAGATCCGTCCTCGGTTGTCTGTGTTCCGATTGGGTAGGACATCCAGCCAGCTTTGACTGCCTTCTTGAATAGGCTTGGCGCTTCACTGAGTAGCTTGACTCGTTCTAGGTCGTATGGTGCTTTCATGTGTTAAAAGGTAGGTGATGGATCAGTGAACCGGCAGAACTGGCCGTCGTACCAGAGATGGACTAGGCCGCATTCGCCGTCCCGTTGTTTAGCCACGGCAATCACTGCCTCGCCTTTGGGCTCATTGCGTACACGGTCGAGCAATAGAACCAAGTCGGCGTCACGTTCTATCTGGCCTGAGTCTGCTAGATCGGTCAGCCGGGGCGCCCTGGGTGCATCTTTCTCGTTTGCCCGGTTGAGCTGTGCTAAGGCGATCACGGCTGTCTTGGTATCGGATGCCACGGCCTTGAGCTTCCCACTCACCTCAGCAATCTCGTATGTCTTTTTCTCTGCTGCCCTGCTGCCATGGATCTTCTGCAGGTAGTCGACCAGCACCAGCTTCACGCCCCACTTACGAACGGCCCGACGTATTACCGCGGTGATGGTGGCGATGCCTGAGATGCCGGAACCGGAGACAAAGTAAATCGGGCTGCCTGCGATCTTGGCGGTGGCTGCACCCATGGCGCGCATACCGCCTTCGTTGAGGTCGCCCGTCTTGATGTCCTGCATTGGGATGGATCCGATGGTCGAGACCATTCGCCGCATGATAGACTCGTCGGACATCTCCAGCGAGATAAACAAAGTCGGCACCCGGTGTTCGACTGCCGCCGCCTTAGCAATGGCGATGGCGATGGCTGTCTTTCCTATGCTGGGTCGGGCAGCGATGATGGCCAGCTCACCGAACTGGAAACCATCGGTCATGGCATCGAGTTTGTGGAAGCCCGAGGTGATGCCGGAGAGGTGGCCTTTCCGGGCAAACCGTTCCTGGGTGGCGTCGATAAACCTGCCTGCAACCGATTTGGAGGATTGCACCTCTTCCTTGGAGGCCTCAACGCTGAGCCCTGCTTCGGCATTAGAGACGATTTGATCGACGGATAGGGTGGAGACAGCGGAGTCACGGATTAAACGGTCACCGGTGGATCGTAGCTGCCTCCGGAGGTGAGCCTCTAGGACAGCTCTTGAGAACTCGGGATGGTTGGCCGGGCTGGGGCACATCTCGTCGCACTTGTTCAGAGCCTCGAAAGGCACTGGAGTTTGGCCCATGGAGCGCTTCCACTCCTTGACCACGGTGGTCATGTTGACCGGATCGCTCTTAGCAACGAGGCCTTTGATGATTTCGAACACATGGTACAGATCGGCGTCCTGGAGAGCATCGGTGGGGATCTTGGCGAATACCTCGTGGCAAACATCGGATCCACCGGAGAGACAGGCGCCGATGAGGCCGAACTCGTCGTCCTGGGCAAAGTAGGGGTCGCTCATAGGTAGTCATTCAAGTCTGCGCTGAGTGTTCCGCCCGCCCGGGACTCACCGATACCAGGAAGAAGACCGCTTCTAACCTTGTCGACCTCGCCGTTCCAGTTGTTCAACAAGGTCATCAGCTCACGGCGAAGGTATGGGTCGTTCGACTGGTAGCGTGCTTCTAAGGCAACCAAGTCTTCCTCTGGAGTGTTGAAGTCGAAGATCTCTTTCAAGGCCTTGATCTCCTTGGTGCTCCATTGTGTGGTAGGTCTACGGCGAACCATAGCACCGACTCGTAGACGGAAGGCTTCGAGTTCTGGACTCAAGGCCTTCTCCTTCTTTGTATCTTCTTTAGGAGATGGAGACGGAGATGGAGAGTTGAATTCCGGTTGATCATCCGGTTGCAACACCGGTTGAACCGCGGTTGGATTCTGGTTGACCTGCTTTTGGCGTTCTAAAGCATCCAACCTGCGTTTTTCCGCGGATAACTTACCTTTTACCGATTGGCTCTGCAGAAACTTACCCTTTTCCGTCCTTACGGATTCCAGTCGGATGTTCCTAAGGAGCCCGTCTTCGCATTCATCGAACTTAGCCAAGACGTCAACCGACACGCAACCGCCGGCCAACCGCTGTTGCTTTTCGGTTTCAACCGGAATTGAACCGCGGTTCCACTGGTGGCACAGCAAACGAATCAACTGACCAACCTCGGCCTGCGACATATCAAGCGTTCCGGCAAGGAAGTCGTCGGTGTAAAGTTGGAAGGCTGGAGCCTTACGGGTTTTCTTCTCTTCTTTCATGATTCAAACAGAAAACCCCACCCAGACCGTGGTAGGAACTCCCGTACAAGCAACGGGACGTGACACGGAAAGGGTGGGGAAAAGTGGGTTGAACATGGCTTGTAGTTTATTGCCTGCGCTCACTTCCTACGGCTCGCGCTGACGGGCTCTCCCTATAGGACAGCCTGTATTGTGTCCAGCTCTTGCATCAGGATCCTGAAGGCTCGCTCCGCTGTTGCCGGGACAACACCGTTTCCGAGTAGCCGCAGCTCGTCGGTGCGATTGTCACAGGTGACGCACAGCTCGGCATAGTCCAGCCCACTGGCAGCCCCATCAGCGTCTCCACCCAGCGAGGGTTGAGTTTGCCGGATGACTCCATTGCTACCTTGGTCGTCAGGAATAGTTGCTTGTTGATCCCCTGTGCCTTCTTTGCATCCGCTATCTGCTGCCACTTCACCGGATCCGCATTCGCTCCCGGCCTGCTGTCCCCATCCGCTGATGGTGTCGGCCATGACTGCTTCACCTGCTGGTCCAGCTTGTCGGTCATGCTCCCGTCCTTCTGCCTGTTTGCTCCGGTCGACACGGTGGCTGTCTGCCATTGCTTCACCTGCGCCGTCAGCGGCATCGTCGCCACATCCCCCTTGGCTTGCCTCTTCGCCCATGTCTCCGGGTTCTCGTCCGTTGTCTTGCCGGCTCTCGGCGTTGCCCACCACTCTGGGCGGCTCCCATCCGTACTGCTGCTCGCCGGGGCGGCTAGGCCATGCACTGCAATGCTCAGATTGGGATCCTTGCGATTGCCCTGCGTCGTTCCTCCCTGCAACGAGTCCGCCGCATTCGGTGTCGGCCATCCCTTGATCACCACCGTCGTCAGACTCTCCTGACTGCCCTTCATGCCTCGGGAACGGTCCTGAAAGCCCTGGCGTACCTCTGAAGCCACTGGCGACGGCCAGGATGAAGACCCGCTTGCGTTGATGTGGCGCACCGCATTCAGACGCTGAGAATATGCCCCACGTCGTTCTGTAACCCATTCCTGCCAAGTCTTCGATGACGTCGGACAACCCCAGGCTGATATGTCCTTCGACGTTCTCAAAGAAGCAGATCCTAGGTCTGAGAAGTCGAATGCCATCTGCAATCCACGGCCAGAGGTGTCGCGGGTCTTGCTTTCCTTTGCGCTGCCCGGCTGCGCTGAAGGGCTGGCAGGGATATCCCCCAGTGAGGATGTCCACGCGGTCGCGAAACGCTGCCCAAGGGAAGGTCTTAAGATCCGGCCAGATAGGTGCTGGGTCCATGAGTCCCGCTTCCATTTTGCTGACCAGATTCGCGATTGCGAAGGCTTCGATCTCACAAAGAGCGACTGTGCGCAGATCTGGGATTGCTCGCTTGAGTCCAAGCTCAATGCCTCCATATCCAGCGCAGAGGCCAACGTGTGTAACTGCTTTGGAAGTATCCATGTCATTCCGCCCTCCTCTCAAATGCCAACGCCTCCTCGCTGATGAACCAGCCCTTCGGCCACTCGGTCAGGTAGATCCCGCCCAGCGTCCGCACCCGGCTCAGTGCCACGTAGGCCTGCCCGGGCTCTCGGGCCGCTCGGATATCAATCCTCGCGGCATCCAGGGTCAGTCCCTGCGCCCGGTGTATGGTCATCGCGTAGGCCAATCGGAGCGGGTATTGTTGGACGGTCACCCCCAGCGACTCAAAGAACCATTTGCGCCGACCCAGTGAAATCTTCTCACCGCGGCTCTCGACCACGATATCCCCACCCCGAAACTCCACCACCCGGCCCACCTGCCCATTGTAGAAGCCTTGCTCCGCATCGTTCGCGGTAAACATCACGGCAGCCCCGGGCTTCAACTGCAGCACCCGCGGCGTGCTCATGTTCTTGGTGGCGAACTCCACCGCCTGATCCACACCCTTGACCTCGGCGTCAAACACGGCAATCGGGCCATCAATTGAGCTCAACCGATAATTATTCCACTTATCCACCTGCACGTTGTGCGTCATCAGCCGGGTAATATGTTCAGGCGGGTTCATCCTGAGCGCACTGCGCAGCAACTGGTTGTCCCGCGGCTTCATCCTGCCCACCCGGAACCCGCTCAGCATCTCAATGAACGGCACGTCATTCTGCCGCCGCACCTTCTCGAGCTTGATCGTCTTGAAGTCGGCCTCCTTCCAAGCCTGACTCAGGAATGCCCAGTCGTATGGCTTGCTCTGGTCGGTCCTGACCGGCGGCAACTGCAGGAAGTCGCCCAGGAAGATAACCTGTAACCCGCCGAAAGGTCGGCTGTCTTCCCTGATCCGCTTCACCCAGAAGTTCAGGAAGTCGAGGTGCCGGCCGGCCATCATGCTGATCTCGTCGACCACCAGCACCTCGGTGCCCCGCACCCGCTTGCGGGCGCCATGAATCG